TTTGTCGAGCAGTTTCTTCTTCGCTTAAGCCGCCAACATGAGCTACAACATCAGAGATGATTCCTCCCCAGATTGGGGCAACTGAAACATCCTTGTAAACGTTGATGAGCCAATTAAAAATGTGTTGTCCAGGTTGACCATCTTCTGGATTGATTTCAACAACGCCGACCTCTTCTTCAAGAGGGTTTTCTTTGCCTGGAACTGCATAGAAAAGCACTGCCGGGGTGTCTACTGGGCCCTTACTAATCTTGCTACCCATAAGCTTTGTTGCCATCATCATCTTGACGGCTTGGTCGGAGAAATTAGTGAGGAATTCTTGTGTTTTAGGGGGGTAAGTTGTTGTCATGGCAAAAGAGTACAGCCGCTTTTCCGTAATTGCAAGTATTTTTACTAAAGTGTGGCTGTGGGATAATTGGTTGGAGGAAAAATGGCTCACGGACTAGATAAAACCAAAAACGGTCGGATTCGCATGGCCTATAACGACCGTCAGGTGCCTTGGCATCGGCTTGGAACGCCCATGAGAGGCCTCCAGACCATGGAAGCGATGCTTGAGGCGGCCAGCGCCAACTATGACGTTGTCCTCACCAAGGTGGCAGCTGTAGACGACTCAGGGGAGCTCATTAGGAACTCAGACGGCTCACCCATAGTCATCAATGACAGTAGAGCGACTCTGAAACAAGATTTTGACGGTTCTTTTCACCCGTTGGCGACTGTTGGCACAAGATACGAGGTAAGACAGAACAGCGAAGTCCTTGAAAGAGCTCTCGCTGTAGTTGGTGCTTCAAAAGGCGATGCAGTAGTTGATACATGCGGTTGCTTGAAGGGTGGCTCAAGGTTTTTTGCAACTATAGACCTTGGCCCGTTAGTAATTGATGCAGCTGGAGTCAATGACAAGCTTGATAGATATTTAGTTATATCAGCAGGTCATGACGGAGTGTGGCCAATAAGATATTCAAATACAGAAATAAGAGCTGTATGTAATAACACTGTTGTACTGGGTGAGAAAACTGCAAGAAGAGTTTTCACGGCTCGCCACACCAGAAACATGGATTCAATAATTGATGATGCTCAAGAGGTTCTGGAAATCTCAACTAAATGGGGAGATGAATTCACCCGTAGCGCAGAGCAACTTCTTTCTATAAAGACACCCGTATCAGCTGTTCCTGATGCAGTCTTAAAAATAATTGCACCTCACACAAAGTCTGAAACAAAAAGACAAAGAGAGCACAGAACCTCGATAGAGGATGCAATAAATTCAATTTATAAGAATGAAAGAAATGCCGCAGGGTATGGATACAACGCATGGTCTGTATATAATGCTGTTTGTGAATACCTAGACCACTACAGATTCACTAGCCCAGAAGAACTTGCAATCGCTAGCATGGATGAAAACTCTTCTGCAACAAAAAAGAAATTGGCAGTGCAAAGAGCATTGCTTGGGACATAAAAATGGAAGATTGGGAGCCAATGGACGAAGAATTTGAGGACTACGCAGACATTGACCCAATCGCAGCAGAGTCTGATTATCTAGATGCAATACAGGAAATGATTGAAGACGCTTCATTTGAAAACGTAGATGACAACCCGTTTATGTCTGAAGCAACAGATTATTCAAACATGCTGGATGTTTACTGCCAGATGATTTCAGAGCGCAAGTTCAATCGCATGGTCCAAGAACTCAAGGATTCAGAAGGTGACCGTGGAGTGATTCAGCTTTTGTTTGCAATTGAAAAAGCAACCGGTTGGCACATGGAGATTATGGGTTCACGTGCGAATGTCGACGATGAAATGATTAGCAAGTACAACAAGTTTGACCCGTATGCCTGGGAGAAAGTTAAGAACAGCGACGAGTGGCAGGATGCAATTTATAAAGTTGCATACATATCCGGTAGAGCCATGGACTTGGCTGTGCAGCAGATAGCTCAACCCATAGGCAGAGATGACAAAACTAGGGCGTCAATTAGAAAATTCTTATGGTCAGCATGGAAAGCACTTGACTTGAGGTTTAGTAAGTAATACTCTTTCCGTCCATGACAATGGAAGAAAAAAAGAATCAGCAGTTCAATGGCAGACACGAGACGCTGAATCTTGAAGGTCCTCCAGATTTCCCAAAGGGTGGAGCTTGCATCTCTTATCCGACTGATTGGTTTTTCCCTGAACCACCACTGGGCAGAGACGAGCTTGAAAAGATAAACAACGCAAAAAGCATCTGCTCCAAGTGTTCTATACAGATGGAATGTCTCACATATGCAATGGAATGGGAGCCATTTGGAATATGGGGGGGAATGACAGAGAGCCAACGGAAATTCCTACGCCAGAAGATGAATTTTAAAACCCGACGATATGATGAAACTATCCGACTACAACAGTTAATGAGTACATGATGACCTACACCGCCTCAGTTACAGTTTCAAACTTCTTAAGCAAGCTTCAGGGCGTCCGGGGTGGTGATGGACAATGGCAGGCTCGATGCCCGTGTCGCAATGATGACAACAACCCGTCGCTTTCTATTAAAGATGACAATGGAAAGGTCGTTGTTTACTGTCATAGAGGCAAACCATGCAGCGCATCAGAGATATGTGATGCAGTTGGTTTGACGCAGAAAGACCTATTCCCCCCATCTTCAACATTTGACAAGAACAGCAAGCCAAAACAGAGGCTTGTAAAGACTTACAAGTACATAGATGAAAATGGTGAGCTTGCATACGAGAAGCAACGGTTCTTGCGTGAAGACGGAACTAAGTCGTTTCTTCAACGCCGCCCAAACCCAGAGAAAAGTGGAGACTGGCTTTACTCTCTTTCTGGAATCAGCAAGATTCTTTATAACTTGCCCGCAGTCATTGAGGGAGTAAAGAACAACGAACCTATTTGGGTTGTTGAGGGCGAAAAGGATGCCGATGCCCTCATTGAGTTAGGAATTATTGCCACTACAGGCCCAGGTGGAGCAGGTAGGAATAAATGGGAGGACGGTTTTACAAAAGCCCTAGCTGGAGCCCATGTTGAAGTCGTTTCTGACAACGATGATGTTGGCAAGTCGTTTGCTATGGATGTTCGCGCAAAGCTGAATGAAGCCGGATGCACCGGTGGCGTGTGGTTGCCTGCTTCAGGCAAAGATACATATGACCACTTTGCTGCTGGAAAGACTTTTGATGACTTCATCCCGCTCTCTGATTATGTTGAATCACCCGTAGAAGAAAAACAAGAAGAGCCATCTCAGATGGACTCAATCCTCGTGAAGATTAATGACATCTTTGATTCAGAAAACCTTAGTGACTCGCAAAAGCTGAACCGGGCAAGCATTGCTCTTACATCAATGACAATCAGCGAGCGCACTGACACTGGTCGCTTGGTCAACTGGGAAAGTTTTATCTCTGAATCAGACAACGACAGCTTTGACTGGATTATCCCTGGGCTACTAGAGCGTAAAGAGCGAGTAATCGTTGTTGCAGCCGAAGGCGTTGGTAAGACAATGCTTGCACGACAGGTTGCAATCCTTTCTGCAGCTGGTGTTAATCCGTTTACATATCAATCAATGCCTCCAATTAGGACATTGACTATTGACCTTGAGAACCCAGAGCGAATCATCCGGCGTACATCCCGTAGCATTATGAATGCTGCAATCGCCCGTACGCAATTGATGAATGGTAAGCGCATTGAACAGGTTGAAGCTCACCTGCTCATCAAACCAGCTGGAATTGACCTGCTGAGTGTCTCGGATAGGCTTCTTGTTGAAGAGACTGTTGAGAAGATTAGGCCAGACCTGCTTGTGATGGGTCCTTTGTACAAGTCTTTCATTGACTCAGGGAACAGGACAAGCGAAGCTGTTGCAGTAGAGGTTGCTCGCTTCCTTGACTACATCCGTGACCAGTTTGGATGTGGCCTATGGCTTGAACATCACGCACCTCTTGGCTCAAGTCTTACCACCCGTGAGCTTCGACCATTTGGTTCTGCTGTGTGGTCTCGTTGGCCAGAGTTCGGCATCTCATTGCAACCAGACCCAACATCAATGGAAGGCTATGTCTACGATGTGAGGCATTTTAGGGGTGGCCGCGATGAACGCCCGTGGCCGACTAAAATGAAACGTGGAAAGATTTTTCCATTTGAGGTCCTTGAGTATATGAAAGTTGGCTAAGTGTCTAAAGGCGAAGGCGGTCTAACGAGAGAGTTTCTTGCAGAAAGAGACTTGCGTATATTCAAACTAAGACAAGCAGGTGTAACGCACGGCGAAATAGCCCGTAGGTTCGGCATGTCAAGCAGAGCAGTTGGAACCGCCATTAGAAGACAGCTTGAGAAGCTCAACTCTGAAGCTTTAGTTGCTTACCCAGAGCTTCTAAGGATGGAGCTTGAAAGACTTGACTCGCTCCAGTCAGCCATATGGCCAATGACCCAACATCGCAAGATAGAGATGGATGATGGAACAGAAGTAACCGCTGAACCAGACCTAAAAGCAATTCAACAGGTTCTTTCAATAATGGACCGACGTCAAAAGCTTCTTGGTATGGAGCAAACAAACCTAAACATCCAAATGGATGTCAATTCTCAAGTTAATGTTAGGTCTACGCTTTCCGGCGTTATAGATATAAGCACAACCAGTCAGTTTTCTCCTGAATCAGAAGCCCGTAAGCTTTTGGAGATTATGGGTAGAAGTGGAGTACTGCCTCCAGATGTAATTAATTCGATACTTGATGAGCCATCTATAGATGACGGGGAGGTGATTGATGTTGAAGAAGCCGTATCAGATGGAGGGGATGTTCAGAAAGCCATATCCGACGGAGTCAAGGAGTAATCCTCCTAAAACAAAAACTAAAACAAGAGATGTTGAACAATCAATAGCTAAAGGCCTGCTTAACATAAGCAGCAGGTTTAGGAGCGTAAATAAAAACAAAGAACTGCCAGAACTGCATGTCCATGATGTAGTTTTGTTGTCTATGAATGAAAATGAATCACTAGAAAACAACCATGAAGAGGTTCAAGACAACATTCAAGCTGCTGTCGATGGCGTCATGAAGGCTGAGGACCTTACCCGTAAGGCAAATACAGGGTCCAAACCTGGCCTTCCGGCAAATAAGCAAGTATTAATTAGAGCTACTGATGAAGACCATGAAAGATGGAAGCTAGCAGCAGCTGAACTTGGTGTTTCTTTGGCAGAGTTTGTCAGAGACGCATGCAATAAAGCCGCTGGCTCTATGGTCTGCCAACACCTTCCGGAACACAGAAAAGTTTACCCGTGGATGTCGAAGTGTTTAAATTGCGGTAAGAGATTTAATTCTTAATAGAATTTAGTTGTAATCACATCGCCAGCAATATCGGTTGATGGCGTGCTACTTGTTCTGATTAGAACTCGTTTAAGCCATCTATCCGTTCCGTCGTACCTAGCGACAAAAGGTTTTCGTCCGTGCACTGCCATATTATTATTGATTAGCATCAAGTCGCCCGTATCAAGTACATAATCAACTACTGACTCTCGAATAGCTCTCTTTAAATGACCCAAGGCATGCTTGGCTTCGTCTGTTGTTCCTGTTACTAGCGTTTCGTCGTATACAAGATGCCAATGACCATCTACATTGCTTAAAACCGTAATTGGTATTGAAGCGTCTTGCTGCCCTTCAAGCATAAAGCTTGGGTCTAGTGATGTTAAGAAGTTTGGCTTGCATAGCTCTTTGATTACATACTCATCAAGCTTGGAAACTATGTTCTCGGCCTCTGAGATGGTAGTTATACCCGTAGGGTCTCCACGAACACATAGGAGCGCAACTAGGTCTGGTTTGTATGGATGGAAAGCTGTCTCTGTGTGTAAACCAAGCTCCACCTTAGAGCTTGTAGATATTTGCATTGCCTCGGTTTTTTGTATTGGAAATATGTTCTGAACAAGCATCCCTTTTTGTTCTTGTTCATACCCAATTGGGCTGCCTAAAGACCGTGCAAAATCAAGAAGCTTCTCATCACAATCAGTAAAAAGCTCTTTGATATCTTCATGTGATATCGGAGTGGGCGGTATTGAGCCCGTGATGAAGTTTTTGTATATCGAAACAGCTTTAGTCATTTTCCTTAACCGCCGAAACGCTCATCATTCCACCCTTTTGCAACAGTAGAGATATTAGCTCTTCATCTGAATGTATAGATGTAAGGATGTCGTCACTTAGGCGGTTCACCTTGATTGTGAACGTCTTCGTCTGGCTGTTCTCCGGCATAGTAACCAAGCTCCTCTTGTTGCATTTTGAAATCTTGGTACTGTGAGTACCCGTAGTCTGCTTCCTCATTGCTTATGTTGCTCATTTCTAATCCTCTGAATCCTCTACTTGCTCCCACTCAAGACCATCTTGCCCTGCGCGGAAAAGCTTCCTAACTCCATCGACCATGCGCCAGGTCCATCCCCACCTGCAACAAGGTAATTCACTATCAGGGTCAATTGCAAAGTGTAGTGGCTTCCCAAACCTACTCATGGCCCTAGGAAGGACTGACCACAAACGAGCAGTGCAGTCATGGCATAAACAAATGTACCCGTTAACCCATGTGTTGGTTAACCAGTACTGAGATGTGTCATTAAACTCTGCATAGTCGCCACTTGCGTCAAAGCACATACCACCAATGATTTGCTTGTAACCATCTTCTTTGTAGCGTTCTGGCATAAACAATAGGATTGGTCGATGGCATTCGTCGCAGACATGATTGTCATGCTGGTCTGTGTTTATTGCTGACATATCAGCCTCCAGGCAATTCGTCGTACTTAGGGTTAATCATCATGTCATTGATGTGATGCGGCTTCAATACGAAACCCATGGCCGGATTGTCGCTCTTTGGTGCGAATGGCGTAAATGTATTCTCGTTGAAGTCCTTTGAATTCATGTTGATGAAATTGCGAAGACGTTTAACCGAGACGATGATGAATGATTCACCAAGTGTGAACTGATAGACCCACCATTTAGCAGTAGTGATGTTGAGTCCGCTTGCAACCCAAACTTGGTTCTGGTCTTGGTCAAGCTGTCGTCGTGGGTTCTGATACAGCTCAACAGCCATGTTCCCATTCCTAAACCTGTCAGTCTTTACTTCAAAGTCGCCTTGCTCAAGTGATTCAAGAAAGTCTTTGATTACAGACTCACCCATATGCCCGTAAGCCAAATCGTTTGAGAAGTTGAACTTCTTGGATGGGATGTCAGCATTACTCATTGCTTAGCCTTGCTCTTTGGTGGCTTCGCTGGGTCATGGAGTGATACTCCATAGATTTTGCGGAACTGATTGAGGATTGGCTTTACTGCTTGAGGTGTGCCATGTGTGTAGTACACAGGGCCATGGATGCTTGGTGGGGGTGTGATTTTGTATCCAGTACTCCCTTTGTGTTCAATCACAAATCCAAGTGCTGAGAGCTGCCTGAACAGCTCTTTGACTACCTTATTGCCATGGTTCCTTGATGCCATATTATTCCTTTTCATGTAGCTTGATTTAATTGGGTTGCTGGAACTGTACAGGGAGGATTTTATTTTGTCAACATTATTTTGGGGTTGATTTATTGCCCGTGAGCATTTATATTGTTGGGACAGGAAATATCTGAAAGGGATAAAAACCATGAGTGAATACGAGAATGTCGTCCAGGGGACAGCAAAGCGTGGCCGAAAGCCATTACCAGCAGAAGAGAAGCAACGCCGGGTCGAACTGCAAAAAGAACAGAATCGTTTGCGACAAGAGGCACGTCGCCGAGCTGCTCTAGTCCTTCAGCACCGCTATTCAGAGGAATTCTCTGGGCTGTGCTCGATTGAACTTACTTCATTGAAGAATTCCAAGAACAAGATAAGCAACTAAGGATTGAGTAGTCACCTGGCATTAGTGGGAACGATGTTACAGGTGGCTACTCATGTAGCCCTCGTATCGGCCCACTCTTATAAGGTGTAGAAACCGTAGTTGGTGACACGTTGGTTCAAATCCAACCGAGGGCACTATGAACAAAAACAAAAACCCAAATAACTACATGAAGTACGGTGGCAGGCCATATGTGATTCTTTGCTATGCGAAGATGAAGGATGGATGGTTCACCCGTGAGCAGTATTTCAATTTTCAATTGAACCGTCGTGAATGGATGAGGGACATTGACCGGACGATGGAGACACTGGAGAAAAATGACTTTATTGAAAGTCGTATTGTTGACGGTATATCTTTCTATAAAATCACTGATTGGGGCAAGTATGCATTAGTTGCTCTTGGTGAGACACAGCGCAAGAAACATATTGAGTTAAAAGCTTCACACATGAGGGCGAATGAGTTAAAGTCGCGTGTCGGAGCTACAGGAAGTGAATGGGATTATGACTCGTTGGATTAATGAAATGAATGCCGCAGATGAGATTTACAAGAACAAGAAGATGCGTATGTGTGTCTACTGCGGATTGATTTTCAAGCAACGACGCATGAGTGCATTCTCGGTTGACGATGTACTGATGCACAACTCTGTCATGTTTGACGATGTAAACGAGTTAGCGACTTTGCTACTTGAACTAACCTCCCGTGGAGTGTTTGAGCAAGTAGACAAAGCCGGATTAACTAAATGGCGTCTCTCATCTTTTGGTATGCGTGTAGCTCCATTTCTGGGTGCACACGAAATGGCTAACTTAAGTTAGCTTCTAAACCACTTTGTGAGTCGACCAAAGAATGAAGTCTTTGCAATTGCATTGCGTACGTCCTTAAGCTCTTCAACAACAGCTTGAAATTCCTTCAAGTCTGATTGTGTTGGAGTTGGGATTTCTGCAAGCTTCTCTTGAACTGGCTTCTTCTTCTTAGGAGCGGCCTTCTTTGGAGCAGCTTTCTTTGCAGTTGCTGGCTTCTTCTTGCTTGGTGCTTTCTTTTTCTGTGTCATGGTGAAATCTTAGTCAAGGGATATTGGTCTGTAGGGGAACTGCTACCCGTGCCGGTTTCTAGGCTCTAGCATTGGTTCGTGGACAACGATTACGACAGCAGAATGCTGAAACTAGCCATGGTCCTAGCCACTGCTGTAGAAGCCAAGAACGAGATGGTGGCTGAGGGTGGTATTGGCGAGGACATAAACCAAGTCCTATACGGCTGGCGTGGGAGCTCCCTAAGCGTCGTATCGCAGATGACCGACGCAGTACAGCGTAAGACGCCATATGAGCGCTTTATGGCTGTCTCAGACGCAGTAGCCATACTTAGACAGGGCTGGGGCGTAGATGCTATCTCAATGGTTGCTGAGGGGTATGTAAGTTCTAATCCTGCCGACACCTATGACAAGAGCCTTGCTACTGAATTCGCTATAGGCAACAGGGCAGTGAATGAGTGCATAACAGTCACCCATGTCGTAAAAGATGAAGTCTCATTTGTAAGTAAGGGATACTCCTATGATGTGCCAAGAAAGGTTGTCTGGCAAGAGGAAGTGTTCGTACCAGGCAGAATGATGGTGCGTAACGAGGAGAGTATGTATCCACTGCTATTCCATACGGCGCTGAAGTTACCTTACGACACTCCAGATGACGAGGTTATGTGGCTTGCCTCAGATGAGTACTACGGCGCACTTGTATTCGGACTACTTGCCAACGGCTTCTCTACTAGGTCATTTGTCTAGCCCGTAGCACTTACACAGGAAACTGCAGTCATTTGATATTGTGACTTCGTTGGCAAGGTTTTCTATTTCCTTTCTCCTTGCCAATGCTTCGTGTGGCGCTTTATAGTGACAACCAAGCGACGGCAGGTGTTCGGGGTGGTGCGCCTGCCGTCAAGGTTTTGCTACTGCTATTGCAATAGTGGTAGCGAATTTCTAACCCGTAAGCAGTTTGGAGAGAGTGCCACTAACGACACTCTCTCCACCTACTACTACTTGCCACTAGGTAGGTATATCTGCTGACTAGGCATAATCACACTGCCATAAGTCTCATAGGTATCGTCTATGGCTCGGCGTGTATTGCCTTCGCATAGGGCGTGTACGAGGCTTGTAATCGTGTCACCTTGCGAAACGATTATTGCTTGACTAGGGCAGGTATATCCACCTTCGTTAGAAAACGAATAGGTACTGAATACT